TAATACTTCTGCGCTTGTGCTATTTAGTATTAAAGAATAGTCTATGCTTGTTAATCCACTATGCCAAACTACCCAATTTCTTGCATCACTTCTATTTTTCCAAATAACTACATTAGGCACAGCTGAAAGCCCGTGTCCGACCGTGTCTCCATTAGCACCATTACCTGTATAACTAACAATACTAAACCCAGCAGCAGGATTCGCACTAACAACAGAAGGAATACTACCGTTACTGTTTATAGCAGGTAATTCTGCTCCTTTCCAGTTCCAAGCTACATAATTTTCAGTACCAACTCCATTTACTATTGAATTGCCACTTAAACTAAATCCATCAATATCAAAAGAAGGTAAATACGCACTTCCTCCACCATCATATTCAGCGTTTGTTAAATTACTTATTAATACTTTATCAGCACCCCTAACAGAATCAAAAAGGTTGTGATAATCAGCAGAGTCAGTACGACCTTTTATCCACACAAAATCAGGCTGAAAACCAACGTCTGTTATTGATTGAGGGGCTCCTGTACCATCATAAACAACAGTATTAAAACTATCTTCTAAAGAAGGTTCTACTGTAGTAGGGTCAGCAGCAAATGCCATATAGATGTATTCGCCGCCGCTTGCGTTATAATCGCCTGTATTCTGTATTGGTTCAAATCCATTCTCGTAAAAATTCATAGGATAAAATCCACTTGTACTTCCAGTATCTTCTTGAGCAGATGTATTTGCATATAAAGAACTGTTTTTTGGATTTGTTAAGTTTCTTTTATTATCTAACATTACCCAAACCCCTGTACCGTCAGTTCTCTTAACCATTACAAAAGCAGGCTCAAATCCTGTTACAACAGTATTACCACTTGCGCCTGTACCAACATACGAACCAAAAGAAGAAAAGCCTTCCACTTCTGCGAAACAGTAGGCTAACCACCTAAAAGATGTTCCAGTCCAATTTGCTCCAAATGTATCATCTTCTTTAACCCAAGTTAAATCAGAATTTTGAGCAGCATTACTTGAAAGTATTAATGACTTTGTGTTATCTTCTGGGTGTGATACATACCATAAATTTGAAGCCCTATCTAAAGTCCTTGCCATTATTATTTTAGGCGATTGTCCTAAACCGTGACCAACTGTTTGACCTGTAGCAAAACTATCTGTCCAAGTAACAATACTAAACCCTGCCTCTACATTAGCAGATACTTGACTTGTTATTGTACCGTTTGTGTTTTCTACTGCTTCACCTCCTGCTTTAAAGTTCCAAGCAACGTATTCTTTGCCTGTATTATAATTAAAATAACTATTGTCAGAAGTTCCTGCATTACCAGTAAATCCATCAATATCAAAAGAACCTAAATAACCATATTGAGAAGCATCTGTAGCAAGTGAACTTTCTGAATTTGTAAGATTTGACGATAGCATATGAGAAGAACCAGCACCTCTTACGGAATCATATAACGTATGAGAATAAGCGTCTGTTCTTGCTTTAGCCCAAACTAAATCTGGTTGAAAACCTACTCCTGTAATAGAAATATCTGTATCACCTGTTGAAGTCCAAGTAACAGTGTTAAAATGCTCACTTGGTACAATAGTAGGTGTACAATATTCTTCTGTGTATAACGCTTCTACTTCGTAAGGTCTTAATGCTCTGCTAAATATTCTTACTTGGTCTATTGAGTTATTAAAATGATAAACTCCTAATGTTGCATTATACCATTCTCCTATTGATAGATATGGTGTGGTATTATATGTAGCTGATTTTGTTGCTGATGTAAATAGCTGCCCATCTATATATATATTAAAAGTATTAATTGCATCCCAAGTCAAAGTAAACATATGCCATCCATTTGACAAATTAGGCAGTGTCCCAAGATTTACATCGTGAGAAGCAGAATATCCTTGCACATAGAATTGACCTGACGATTGGTTAAACCATAGCCCCATACTCCTGCCTGCAACCCCCCATTCTCCTGTGCTAAATATAGCTCCTTCTGTTGAGCCATTTGTATAAACCCAACCATTATAAGACCTTGCGGCATTACCTGTTATAGCATTAAAAGAAGAATTTAATATTAAACTTGTACTCCCATTAAACACCCCTGCTTGACCAAACTGTCCTGCACCATAAGTAACATTTGAAGCAGTACCATCATAGTTTCCACTAACATCAGTAGCATCGCCATTTAATTGATATAAAGCAACACCACCACCATCAGGAAACGGGTTGTAATTATCTACTGTATTAGTACAAGCACCGCCACCGCCTGCATCATTACTTTTTATTAGTCTATTATTCATACTATTCAGTTAATGGTTCAACTTCATCTAAACTTGGCTGCGGATAAAATGCGTGCGTGTATCTTAGTACTTCTTCTACTGTTGTTAATGCGTTAATTTCTGTTTCAAATGTATCTGACTTTGTTACTATGTCAAGTCTTTCGTCTGCTATTTCTTGTGGTATTTCTACTGCTCTTTCAGCAAGTCTTGTTACATACCAATCAGTAGGGCTTAATAATTTACCAGCTTCTGTTTTAATAGCTGAAATCTTGCTTGCTTTTAACTCTGCAATATCATAGTTAGGTTTTGTTTCAATAACATTTCCTTCCTCGTCTAATACATCGTGAGTACCCTCTAAGTCAATAGCAACTACTTTATAAGTAAATGCTTTTTTCTTTTTATCAAAGAACATAGCAGAAAGCCTTTCACTAATCTTGTCATATTGCGGTGTAACTACATCGTAGAAACCAAACTCTGTAGGGTCAGCTACTTTTCTAAAGTTTAAGTGTAAACCACTTTCGTCCTCCCATACATTAGGAAGCCTTCTAAATGTTTTAATATTTCCGTTAATTTCTTTTGCTTTCATATCTACTTTTTTATTGTGCTTTAGAAACAGACAGCCAATAATCTCCATTGGCTACTGCTACGATTTGTATTAAGTTGGAAACAGTACCGTCATAAGTACCCGCTATTTGTTTGGTTCCTACGGGAAAAGAAGGTACGAAAGAACCTGTTACTATTAAATCTTTTACCATCCCAATATTAGCGTTGCTAAATGAAAAAGCGGTATCAGCCGTCATCGTAGCAGTAAATATTTGTTTAGAAGCAAAGTCTAAAGTTGCCGTTCCGCTTACATTTCCTTGTGCATCTGTTGTTGTAAATTCAGCTCCTAATTTAGCATAACTAATTACATCGTCTGCTATAGTTAATGCGGTTGCTCCTGTTACATCCCCTGTATGGGTTGCATTAGGTGCAGAGTTAGTTAATGTGAAACTTGGATATGTTCCACTAACTGCAATATCTCCGCCATCTGCTAAAGATACTGTTTGGTCTGGTGCGGTATTTGTAACCGTTACATCACCTGTTGCTGAACTTACAGAAACCCCTGTTCCAGCTACTATTGAATTTACTTCGCCTTGACTTTCGTCTGTGTAAAGTTCTGTAAAGTTAGATTGCACCTTTGTGAACGCATCAAACAAGGTGTCTCCTTGTCCTTGATTCGCTGGGCCAATATTAATGTCTTGTTGTGCCATTTATTTGTTTTTTATCTGTTAAAGTTGTGTTCTATCTGTTGTTAAATATGTTGTGTCTGTTCTATAAGCCGTTGAGTCTACTGATATTCTGAATGTAACCCAACAAGTTGGAGATGCTATGTCGTTTATTGCGTTAGTACTCCATAAAGTATCGGCTCCAAAAGAGCCGTCTTGTTCCATTTCACAATATATCTTTCCCCAATTTATTATGTTTGACATTCTTTTCTATTTGTTTTAAGTAAGCTTCTAACTTTATTATATTACTCTTTTTAGGCTTATATGTTTTAATTTCCTTTTTCTCCATTACAGAACCCAAGAATGAAAGTTTACATCACGATCTGGATACATTTCACCATTAGTAGATTCGTTATATTCAGGATAATCCTGGCTATAGAATCCCATATAGTCCACAAACCTACGAGTATAAAACTCTGCGGTTTCTGTTACCCTATTCAACATAGAGTTTAACTCTTCAACAGATATAGTCTCAGCATTTTCACTTCTATGTTTAAATACACCACCATTACTAACTTGATACATAGCAAAGGGCAAATAAGCACTTTGCGTAAACCAAACAAGCATAGGTTTGATGTATATATCAATCAAATTCTTATACTTAAGGTTCCCAGCATCATTAATCTCATTAGATATTACTAAAGCTTGCAACTTGTTGTATAATTTACCTCCTAAGTAATTCTGTATGTGAGTATCTTGTGCTACTTCAATAAATTGTATTAATTTATCAGCATCAACATTCCCATCAATGATTGATTTTCTTTTTAAGTCGTTTATTGTTATAAAAAGTGCCTTTTCTGCCATATTTACTTAGTTTTAGGATATGCACCTCTATTCGGCATATCAGTAGGTCTTACTGGTACTTCTTTAGGGTTTGTAGGCTCGTTAAAACCATCTTTTACAGCATCTGATGCTTCTACTTCCGTATCAGCACTTACTTTCTTCTTGTAAACCCTTCTTTCCCAGAAATGGTGGCAATTTACACCGCCCTTGAATTTAAATAGGCTGTAATTTGCTCCATTATGACCTAATTCTTTGTTTAATCCTCTGAACGACATCTGTGAGATGTCTTCCTTTCTGAACACTATCTCCTTCTTAGTTAAAGACTCTAATTGCTTACAGAACTTTCGGCTATTTGCAGACTCTCTAAGAGGCCCGTAGCTATATCTAATCTTATACCCCGAATTGTCTTGAGAAGAGCGTGCAGATGCCTTAGAATCGCTCTCTGTGACTGCTAATGCTGTTAAATCAAACTCTTCATTGTCGTTAGTCACTTCTTCAGAGTGTACAAGCTCCCAATCAGAGCTAATTACCTCGCCCATCTCTTCTAACTGAGCATATAAATCATCACCCTCATCATCAGAAAAGTCTAATTTAGCCTGGGAAGATAATTTCTCCCCAGTCTCTTCTTCTTTTCTAACTTTAGTGGATATATTTTCTAACTCTGTAAACTCTATTGGTTGTAATGTTACGAAGTATAGGTTTAAGAAGATGCTATTGAAATTAAGTATCTCTTCCAAGCCATCTAAAATGGCTTGTTGGAATGGTCTAATAACAATGTTATCCATAAGGATAGAAGCAGTTCTTAATTCTTCTGCGTTATTACCAAAACCAGTATTATCTTTAATACCTAAAAGTATTGGAGATACAATACCGTGACCAAGCATTATCTTCTCTCTACTCTCATCAGCTAAGAACTGATACTGAGCGTGAGCATCTGGCAAATGTATTGGCTCTAAGTCAGCCTTTGTTTCAGCAGACTCATTGAAGGTAAGAATAAACTTACCAGCATTAGAAGAGCCACTAAACTTATCCATTATCTTTCTTTCAATTAACTCTTGAGTTTCCTCATTAGGAACACCATTATTGAAGTTAATTAGTAAAGATGGCTGCAAGCCATTCTTTATGTTGTTTATGTGGTAGTTTGATACTTCTTCTTCAAGTGAGCAGTACTGAAGACAGCCATTGTAATCTACAGGAGCATAGTAATAGAATCCAGATCTGT